GCCAAGGAGCTTGGAACGCACCCTGGGCGTCTGGTCGAGTGGGCTTGGGGTGTTGCGAGCAAGCGCGAACCGGAGACGGAACGCGCTAAGTAAATAGACCCCGCAAACCGACGCGGGACGAGAGAGGGAGCAAACTATGACGACCTACGAGGTCAAGATGGGCGTGCCATTGCCAGGAATACGCCCGGCTAACGGAGCGCCAAGAGGTGTCTTCCGCCTAGCGTTAGAGGCCCTGCCACTGGGCGGAATGATTGAGGCGAAGGACACGGCATCCAACCGCAACCTAGCGTCAATTGTAGGGAAGAAGAGCCACCGCACGTTTACCGTGCGGAAGGTGTCAGACGGCCGACTTGGCATCTGGAGGACCGCATGAGCCTCGGAGCCACACGCTACCCATCAAACGCCGCCGCGCTGCCATTGCCAGCCGGGGCCAAGCGCGCGGGGGAACTGAACAACCGTTTGATGAAGCAAATGGACGCCGGTCCGGCGTATCACGACCTCTGGACGCGGGCCATTCGCGCCAACGATCGCGGCGACTTTGACGCGGTTGAGGTGCTACTTGAAGAGGCGCGCGCCATGGTTCAGGATAACGGAGGCGCACTGTGAAGCCGAACGCCGACGAACTGCACGCCGCTCTTTGCCACGACTACTGGGGCGCGCTGCGGTCGATGAAGCGGCGCACTGGCGCGAGCTGGGAGGCAGTGATTGCCGCGCTGCTGGCGGCTGGCGGTGCGGCATGATCGGCTGGGGCGGCGGGCCGGAAGACTTGCGCACGCTGCAGCGGCGCTCTGATCTGATCGCGGCGGCGGCTGCGCTGGTGTGGGTGGTGGCTTGGGCGGTGACCCGATGACCCGCCGCCGCGACGACACGCCGGAGATTATCTCTCTCGCGCTCTGGCTCTGCTTTCCGCTGGCGCTTGGCAAGTGGGTGTGGGAGGTGCTGCATGGCTGATTTCGTCCACGCCGCGCGGTTTGATGCGTTGGAGCGGCATGTGCCGGTCGAGCAAGTTGAGGCAACAACGCCAGCGACCGACTACTTCGCTATCCCTGGCTTGTCTAATTCCGGCATGAAATCGCTGCATGTATCGCCTCTGCGCTACTGGTGCGACTTCATCAACCCGGACCGCGAGCAGAGCGCAGAAGAGACGGCGGCTATGCGCATCGGCTCCGCCCTTCATTGCGCTGCGCTGGAACGGGACGAGGAATTCGATAGGCGTTATGCGTGCGACCTTGACCCGTCCGCGTGGCCGGTCTGCCTAGACACTATCAGCGATCTACGCGAGTGGATCACCGGCAAGGGTGAGAAGCCGAAGGGCACGCGGAAGGACGAGGTCGTCGCGCAAGCCTTAGCGATCATGCAGGTGCGGGGCGAGTATATTCCGATTCTTTCCGAGGAAAAGCGGCGCCACTTTGCGGCCAACGCGGGAAAGACGATACTCTCTCCTGCCGAGTGGGAGCGAGTGGTTGGCATGACGGCGGTGCTTCGCGCTGAACCGGCGCTAGAGCCGATTCTGGCCCAAGGCAAAGCTGAGGTAGCGTTGACCGCCAAGGACCCGGATACAGGAGCCATGCTGAAGGCGAAGGTGGATTGGTTGGCGCCCGGCTACACGCTTGACCTCAAGACGTTCAGCCAGCAGCGCGGAAAGTCCATAGACAAATCAGTCTATGACGCCATTTTCTACGAGCGCTACTGGGTGCAGGCATACTTCTATCATTACGTGCGCTGCCTTGCGCTGGGCGAAAAAACTGGCGACTTTGACACCGTGTTTGCCTTTGTAGAATCCACGGCGCCGCATGAAGTTCGCTTGAAAGCCTTCCGGCCTACCTTCGGCGGGCAGCCAATGCCGTACTGGCAGCAAGCCCGCATTGAGGTCAAATGGCGCATCCGGCAGTACGCTGACTACCTGCAAAAGTATGGCTCTGAACCGTGGCTGGACCCCCAGCCTATCGAGCCGATCACGGACGAAGACATCAAGCAATTCGCATTTATGGACTCCAATGGAAATTAAAAAAGCAGTTCGCGCAAGCGTCAACCTCATTATGTCGGTCTCCGGTGTCTCCGGTTCCGGCAAGACATACAGCGCCTTGCTACTGGCGGCCGGGCTGGCTGGGCCGGGCGGCAAAGTCATCATGATCGACACCGAGAACGGGCGCGGCAAGATGTACGCCGATTCGCCGGGCATCGTGGCGGCGCTCCCGCATGGCTACGATTACATGGAACTCACGCCGCCATTCTCGCCGGCGCGGTACATTCAAGCGCTTGACGTCGCAGAACGGGCGGGCTATAAAGTGGCCGTCATTGATTCCGGTTCGCATGAGTGGGAGGGAATCGGCGGGTGTTCTGATATCGCGGAAACCCACAAGAAGCGATGGGCGGAGGCGAAGAAGCAGAACAAGTATTATGTCCTGCGGCTTCTGAACTCATCCATGCACGTCATCGTATGCCTGCGGGCAAGGGAAAAAACCACGGTTATCCCCGCAAACAAGAGCAAAAGCGGGCGCGAGGAATACGAGTCGAAGGGAATCCTGCCGGTAGCGGAAAAGAACTTCGTGTTTGAAATGATGTGCTCCTGGATGGTAGAGGAAACATCCCACCTCGCCATTCCCGTCAAGCTGCCGGAGCAGTTTCAAGGGCTGTTCACGCAGGCCAAGCTGTTGACGAAGGCCGACGGCGATGCAATCCGGCGGTGGAACGAAGGAGGAAAGGTAGAAGATCCGCTGGAGAAGGTCAAGCGGCAGTCGCGCGCGGCGGCCGGGTGCGGCATGGAGGCGTACAGAGCGTTTTTCCTTGGGCTATCAGCGGAGCATCAGCAGGCGCTCAAAGGCACAATTCACGAAGAAAACAAGGCGGCGGCAGACGAAGCTGATATTGCGCTGGCGGCCGCAACCGAGAAAAGCGAGGCGGCATAAATGGCATCACGAAGCGTAAATAAAGTGCTCCTGCTGGGGCACCTGGGCAAAGACGCGGAGGGAAAGTTTCTGCCGTCTGGCGTACACGTGGCGAAGTTCTCGGTGGCGACCAGCCGGCGGTGGAAAGACAAAGGCTCCGACGAGTGGAAAGAGGAGACGGAGTGGACGAACGTGTCACTCTGGTGGTCCGAGAACCTTGTGCCGTATCTGACTAAGGGGAAGCAGGTCTATGTCGAAGGGCGCCTGCAAACGCGGAACTACGAGGACAAGGAGGGCCAGAAGCGGTACTCGACCGAGGTGGTGGCCGACGAGGTGATTCTCGTTGGCGGTGGTGGCGGTGAAAAGCAGCACGGCGGCGGGTTGGTGAGCCAGCCGCGCGGCGCGCAACAGGCAAAGCAAACCTCGCCCATGGAGCTGACGGACGACGATATTCCATGGTGATCCACGCGGGCAACCGCCCGCGGCCTGCCGTTCCAAATCAGCGCACGATCTCGGAAATCCGCGCGGGACGGCAGACCGGGGGCGGCAATAGCTCCCAGAAAAGAGGCAGTCTGAGCTTATAAACCACTGAATACACCTGTTGGATTTGGATTCTTGAGGCGGGCCGGGGAGACACTGGCCCGCCGAAAACAAAGGAGAGTTATGCCACGCGAAACATGCAAATGCGGAGAGTGCCACCGATGCCACCACCGCGCATACATGGCCGCGTGGCGATGGCGGGGGATCCGCGGGCCGCTGCCAGCAACATGGGCGGCGCAAGCGCGGACGGAAGCCTGGCAGTTGCAACGCTACATCTGCCCACTGGCAGAGATAGCGAAGTACCAATTTGGCCGCAAGGCGACGCGGCCGGCTGCGGAATAGGATAGGGACATGGAAATAGCAACGATTGGACTGTTTTTACTAGGCGGCGGCGCCTACCTGCGCTGGAAGCCAACGCGGGCGCAGGTGTGGAACTACATCGCGGCCTGGGCGGCGGCGAATCGGGACGCGGCGATCACGCGGGAAGCGCGGAAGCGCGAGTATTTAGCGGCGGAGGTGGCGTGATGGAGCGTAGCGCGGAGTGGCTGAGAGGCGCGGCCCATGCAGCGGCGGAATGCAAGCAATTTAAGGCCGCTGGCTGGTATCAAATGCTCCTCGCCGAAGCCGAAGCCCGCGAGGCCAGCGTGCCCACGGCGGCGGAGGTGATTGCGGCTGCGGAGAAGGCGCTGGCTACGATAGCCGATCCAATCGAATGCGGCTGCAAGCCATGTACGGGCGACTGCCAGTCTATCTCTGCCAAGGCTATCTATTTTGAGGGGCAGCAGGAAGTAGCGGCGGAAGCCCTCTCTGTTATCGCCCGCTGGAAGGAGGCGAACGGTGGTTGAGCGATACATAGTGCTGGAGGCTAGCGGGTTCCAAGAGCTTGCCGCCAGAGTGAACGAACTACTGATGCTTGGATATGAGCCATTGGGACCGCCTGCGGTGGTAGGCGATGGGTGGAACGTGCAGACCTGGGCTTATCAGGCGATGTATCAGAAAGGTGGCGAGTAATGCCGGAAAACACCCCCATCACCGACGCCGAACTGGCGGAGTTAGACCGGCTGCACAGCCGTCGCGGTGAGTGCAATAAAGACGCGACGAAGTGGCAGCAATCGATTGGCTTTTGTTATCGCTATTTGAGGGCGCGGCTTGAGGCTGCGGAGCGGGAGAAGCAATTCTATACCGATGCCACGGAAGAACGGCGCGCGTTAGTCCGTCAGCTGGACGTGCTAATTAACGGCGTGGAAGGCGCAGCGAAACAGGCGGCACTCTGCGATATCGTCGCTCAATTCCCGCGCTGGCTCGCCGCCCGTGACGCCCAACAGCGGCGCGAGAGGGACACGGCGAAGGCTGAGGTAGCACGGCAGTGGATGACACTGACCGAGATCGCGGAATTAGTGGAAAATTACGCTGATTGCGACGATGGAGAAGACGGAATTGCCAATCGCCCTAATCTCGCCATGCAGGTGCAAATGCTGGCCGACAAGGCGACCCAGTGTAATCCGCAGGCGTACGCATGGCTCGCCGCCCGAGACGCCCAACAACGGCGCGAGGGTGCGGCGCTAGGCATTGAACAGGCGCGGTGGATGCTAGCGATGGCAGAGTCCGGCGAGGAAGCCGACGAAATGATGCGGCAAGCAGCAAAACGGCTGCGCGAAGGGGGAAAGTGATGGGACGAATTACACGAGCAGAACGCGAGATGGAGCAACTACTGCAACTGGCGGGGCTGCGTGATGACCTACGCAAGCTCACCGCCGAGAACGAGCGGCTGCGGGGAGAGGTGGTATTACTGACAGCATCTAATCGCCATCGCGGGGCGGCGCTACTGGAGGCCGATCAGAAAGCCTTAGCAGCCACCGCCCGCGCCGAAGCCGCCGAACGGGATTGCGACGAGGCCCGTCAAGCGGCGGTGGACCTTGCGAAGAAAGTTGGCATAGAGAAGGTACTCGCGGCTGAGACGGCTCGTGCCGACGAGGCCCAAGCGCACGCAGCCGACCTGCGCGGGGCGCTGGAGGAATTGAAGGCTGAGTACGAAAGCGCTGGTAGCCGCGACGATGAGCGCAAGGTGACTTATAACTGGTCACTGACACGGATCAACGCCGCCCTCACCCGCACCCCACCGCAGTGTAAATAAATCACCTTGACGCTATACTGGTCTAGTGTTAATATAAATACAAATGCAGACACAAAAAGAAGTGCTCATCTCGTTTCGCATCCCTGCTGACCAAATCCGCCTCCTGCGAATTAAAGCAGCCGAGGCTGACTGCGTTGGAGTAGCCCAGTTCCTGCGCAAGTACATCGACAAGGTGACAGCGAAATGACCGACATGGAACGGTTTATGGCGAAGGTCTCACCAGGGCCTAACAGTGGTTGTTGGCTGTGGACTGGATCATATCAAAACAACTACGCATCGTTCTTCTGCTCAACAAGAAAAGTTAGTGTGAAGGCGTCCAGATGGATACTTGGGCTTGGAAAGAGAGAATCTTCTTCTGGCCCTTGCGCTTGCCATAAGTGCGATAACCCTGCTTGCGTGAATCCAAGCCACTTGTTTATCGGGACCGTTAAAGACAATATGCTAGACGCTTCGCGCAAGGGCCGCTTGTCAACATCAGGGCCCAAGGTGCCATATTGGTCTACGGTCACGCACTGCGCTAAAGGGCATCCGTTTTCTAAAGAAAACACGAAGGTGTATGGGAAGAGGCGATACTGCGCCACCTGCGGAAAGATAAACGACTTTATGCGAAGAACAACAACTCGTGGCCTTGGAGTATGTTCTCGTGGCCACTCCGTATCCGGCGATAACGTGCATCTTCACGCAGGCAAAAAGCGATGCTTGATTTGCACTCGTGCTGGCTGGAAGCGAAACGAAGAGAAACGGAAGGCAAAGCGTAAAACCGAAGCCGACCGACTGGAGGCCACCGATGGACGCTAAACGGCTGGAGGCCCTCGTATACCGCTGCAACGAGGCCAGCGAAGACATCAGCAATGGATTTGGCGCGTACTTCGACTCGCAGGACATCGCCGACCTCGCCCGCTGCGCGAAGGCCTGGGCGAAGGTGGAGCGGAGTGCTAACCCGATGATTGAACGCTGGAACTGGCCGCAAGGCGCGAAGTGGTATTTCCGTCCAGGTGGCCGATCTACGGGTAGTGGCGACACCGCCATCGCCGCCGTCGAAGCCGCGCCGGAGGTGAAGCTGTGATCCGCCGCGTCCGCATGGCCCGCAAGCGGCTGGCGATTGCGCGGGAGCGGTGGTGGAAGCGTCGAAAGGTGTGGATGGAATCGACCAAGAGTCATTGCGAGGAGATGGGCATAAAGTACGACCATTTTGACAGGATTCGAGCGTTCATCGTGATGCAAATGTATGGGCGCACCCTCCGCGCTATCGAGCGAAGAAAGGACAAAACAAATTGAACGCAAGAGAAGCATCGAAACAAAACTGGACGGCCAGCGGAACTATCGAAAGCATAAACCAAGGTTCGCTTCAACGAATCGCCGACGCCTGCGAATTGATGGCGCAGGGACACGCAAAACTGATCTCTTATCGCGACCGCTATGAGAAATGGTGGCGAGAGGAACGGGCGAAGCGGATCGCGCTGGAGGCTACGGTGACTGGTTTGCGCGGCCAGATTGGCAAGCAGGTAAAGCGGGCGCGGAAAGCGGAGGGGAAAACAGCATGACATGGACAAGAGAACACGACGCCCACATTGCGCTGGAGTGCGAAGGGTTGGATGTAAGGCCTATGGATATTTCGCCCTCTGGAGAACCCTGCGCCTTTTGGGTGTGGTCGTTGGACACGCCGAATCATCCCGTATCCCACTACAAAACCGACCCAGCCGCCTGCATCCGCGCGGCTGAGGCGTGGCGGAAGAAGGTAGAAGGGCGCAGCTACGAGACACGCTCGCAGATTGACGATGAGTTTGGCACACGACCAGCCAGTGCCGTGTGCTTCAGCCGGACCAACCAGATCGCGGGCGGCGGTCAAGGTGATTACGCCCTCGCCAAAGCACTCATACGCGCCACCGGAGGCCCCGCATGAAGACCATGAGACTCAACCGCGCCGAATCCGCCGCCTACACCGCAGGCGAGCGGCGGTTCTGGCGGGCGATAAACCGAGCGCAGTTAGTGATGGCCCTTGACCATCCACAGGTAGACCCGCGCCAAGTGCATCACCTCTGCCCCTACGGCAAGCCCGAAGACCGAATCATTCTCGCCGAGCGCCACACCTGCGGGCAGCAGGCCACCATCACCCGCGCCGAAGTCGAGCAGCGCAACGGGCGCTGGGGCTGGGTTGTGGAGGTGGGGAATGAGTAGAAGGTCTTTGCTCAAAGGCTGGGAGTCGATGGCACTCATCGTGCTGGCCTTATTTGGCGTTGTCGTGTTGCTGACTGGGCTGGTCGCATTGCTAGGCTTGACGCTCAAATATGTGGGGATCGCATGACCCCCGCACGCGCGGCGGAGGTGCTGCGGTCTATTATTTATCGCAAATCCGGACACGTCAGAACGGCCTGCAAGATGGGCGCTGACGCGCTGGAGTTGCTGAGCTGGCTGTTTGATATGGATGGCAACGATATCATGCGGTTTCACGAGCTGGAACGCCAGTGGTGCCAATCAGGGTCGTTAGATAGCTTTTTGGACTACTGCCGGGCCGAGTGGGAGAAGGAGCGCCGCGCATGACCCGCCAACCGCCGGCCCTCGCCCGCATCGCCGAACTGGAGCGCGTCTACGCCGAGGAGTACCCGACGGCGCCGCGGGCGGAGCGGAAGCGCTGGGCGGTCGAGGGCGCGCAGTACGAGGCCGATGAAAGAGACGCGATAAAGAACGAGCAGTAACCCCGGTTTGCCGACGCGGGGGAGGAAAGGGAGCAAAAATTGAAAGCCACACAGGGGATAATGTGTCTCTATGCCGACGAGACAGACATGGGGATAGCGGCAGGGCTTGCCGTTGGGCCGATAGACCAAAAGGAAGCCTCGCGGCTGGTGGTTCTTCGCCATTACCTGCATCGACGGCCTCCGATTTCCCACGCCTACGGGCTTTTTCTTGACGGCGATTTGTGCGGAGTTTGCACGTTTGGCGTTCCACCGAGCCGACACCTGCAAATGAGCGCGTGCCCGACTCGCCCATCCAGTGTGATCGAATTGAACCGGCTGTGGGTCGATGATACGCTGGGCCGCAATACGGAATCGTGGTTTGTTTCCCGCTGCCTCAAACTACTTCCGGCGTTCATTGTCGTCAGTTACGCTGACACAGCATGGAAGCACCGTGGGTACATTTACCGGGCGCTAAGTTGGAGATTTGCGGGCGTGACGGACGAGGAGCGGAAGACGCCGCGATTCGACTATCTCTGTCCTGGCAAGCATACGCGGGAGGCATTTAGAAGCGGCGACGGAGCCAACTCGCAGAAGGTGCGACGGCTCCCAAAGTACAAGTATTGGACGGTTACCGGAAACCGCAGGGAGAGGCGGGCTCTACTGGCCGCCGCGGGATGGCCGGATAAGCCGTGGAGCGGCTACGACAGTAAGATCGACGCTTAATCAGCAGTAACCAGGCCAATGCCGACGGCCTGAAACGAAAGGGAGCAATGAGAAAACGATGGACACCGGGAGACCCATGCCCGAAATGCACGACGCCGCTATGGGCGGAGTCTGACCGATACAAGCCGGGGCGCAGTATCTGCCACCCGTGCGGGAAAATCGAGCGGAACAACGAACAAGCCGCCGCGCGGGCGAAAACTGCGCAACCTTGCCGGGTGTGCAACTGCGTGCTCGTCGGAAACGACAAGCGGCACGCGGCGTGCAAGCCATGCAGGATGACGGCGGCCGCGGCGGCCAATGCGGAGCGGAAATGCCCGTGCGGCGCCAGCATCGCGCATCGGAGCAAGAACGCGCGGTTCTGTGATAAGTGCTCGTCGCGGCAGCGGGCGAAGGGCGCAATGGCGGGCGGCGTTGCGGCGCGGCGGAAGTTGACGAAGGAGCGGTTGCCGGAGGTGGTAGCGCGGCCGGTGGCGCAAGCGTGGCCGGGGCTGCGCGGGCCGGGCGGGGAGTGGGAACACGGGGTTACCAGCGTGCAGGGCTGGGCGACGTTGGATGGGGGGCGGGTGTGAGCGGCTACCGTACATTTCTTGACGGCAAGCACGTTCAGCCGCAACCATCCGGACTTTCCGGAGAGTTCGACTTGAACGGCAAGCTATTCGGCTTCCAAAAGCAGAGCATCACGCGGGCGCTGAACGCTGGCAAGTTCGCACTATTCACAGAGTGCGGGAGCGGCAAGACGGCAATGCAAGCGGAATGGGCGCGGCAGGTCTGCCAACATACTGGCGGCGACGCGCTGATTCTGGCACCACTAGCAGTGACGGCGCAAACCGTAGCAGAGGGCGCGAAGTTCGGCGTAGAAATAACGCAGTGCCGAAGCCAGAAGGACGTGCGCCGGGGCGTCAATGTCGCCAACTACGACATGCTGACGCACTTCGACGCGGGCCACTTCGACGCCGTTGTTTTGGACGAGTCGAGCATCCTCAAGAACTTCACCGGGGCCACGCGGAGGCTACTGCAAGACTCGTTTGCCAGCACGCCATACAAGCTCTGTTGCTCGGCTACTCCGTCTCCCAATGACCACATGGAGCTCGGCAACCACTCTGAGTTCCTGGACATCATGAGCGGCGGGCAAATGCTGATGCGGTGGTTTCTAAACGACACGATGAAGGCGGGCGGCTACCGGCTAAAGGGCCACGCTGAGGCTGACTACTGGCGGTGGGTGGCGTCGTGGTCGGTGTGCATGGAGAAACCGTCAGACCTTGGGTTTTCTGACGACGGATGGAATATGCCCGCGTTGAATATCCATGAGGAGATCGTCGCCGTCGATCAATCCATCAACGCCAACGGCCAACTGTTCCGGGTGGCGGACGTTTCGGCAACAGGCCTACATCGGGAGATGCGGCTTACGGCGCCGGCGAGGGCAGCGCGCGTTGCCGAGATCATCGGCGACTCGAAAGAGCCGTGGTGTATCTGGTGCAACACCAACTACGAAGCCGACGAACTTATGCGGGTGATCGACGGCGCAGTGGAAGTCCGCGGCGACGAGCGGACGGAGGCGAAGGAAGAAAAGCTACTTGGGTTCACGCACGGCGCGTTCCAGCGCATCGTCACGAAGCCATCAATCGCGGGGTTTGGCATGAACTGGCAGCACTGCAATAAGCATATCTTTTGCGGGCTGTCCTACTCCTACGAACAGTTTTATCAGGCAGTGCGTCGGTCGTGGCGCTTCGGCCAAACGCGGCCGGTTGATGCCTACATGGTCATCGCGGAAACAGAGGGCCCGGTCCTAAAGACCATTCGCGAGAAGCAGAAGAAGCATGAAGAAATGAAAGCGGCCATGGTTCATGCGATGGCGGCAATTCAAAACGGTACCGGGCGGCGTCAGCTTGCTTCAGCCGTTGGCACGAAGAAAATGAATCTTCCGAGGTGGATCTAATGAACGTGATTTTAGACGAGCGGCACGGCCGCAACTGGGCGCTCTACAACGGCGACTGCTGCGAAGTCATCAAAGGTATACCAGACGAGTCGGTAGACCTGACGGTGTTTTCGCCGCCGTTCTCCAGCCTGTACACCTACTCGGATTCCGAGGCCGATATGGGCAACTGCGCGAGTGACGAGGAGTTCTTTGCGCACTTCGGATTCCTCGCGCCGGAACTGCTTCGCGTGACGACGACGGGCCGGTTGTGTGTGATGCACGTCAAAGACCTGCCGACGTACCGGAACAGCGACGGGGCGAGCGGATTGCGGGACTTTCCAGGCCAGTGCATCGCCGCTATGGAGCGCGCCGGGTGGACGTTCCATAGCCGGGTTACGGTGTGGAAGTGCCCGGTGACGGAGCGGGAACGGACCAATAACAACGGGCTTCTGCATAAGACCGTAATGCGCGACTCCTCGCAGATTCGGCAGGGCATGGCCGACTACGTGCTGGCGTTCCGCAAGACGCCGCCCGGTGACAATCTCAGCACAAAGCCAATCGAGCGGCCGAATGGGTTCGAGCGGTACATTGGCGACGCCGCGCAAGATCCGCGCGAAACTGACCAACACCCGTCAAAGTACGCCCGCAAAGGCCGCGACGGGCGGACAAGCGTGGAGATTTGGCGGCGGTACGCGGAGCCAGTGTGGTGGGACATCGACCAGACGGACGTGCTCAACTTCCGCATCGCCCGCGATGAAAAGGACGAAAAGCACATCTGCCCGCTGCAGCTCGGGTTGATTCGCCGATGTCTGGAGTTGTGGTCATCGCCGGGAGATGTCGTGCTGTCTCCGTTCGCTGGTGTTGGCTCGGAGGGGTTTGTCGCGCTGGACGAGGGCCGCAAGTTCATCGGTATCGAGCTTAAGCCGGGTTACTTTTCGACGGCTGTAAAGCACCTGGAAAGCGCGGAGGCGTATGCCGGTGCTCAGGGAGGGCTATTCGATGCCATTGACTGACAACCCCATCGCCACCGCCCAGCGCGAACAGCGGGAAGCGGCGGCGCGGTACATCGCGGACGGGCACCCACTGGCCGAGTTGGGCATGGGCGACTGGTTTGCTGAGGAGTTTCTACTCACGCAGGAGGGCCAATCATGACCCGCCCCTGGACCCTAGCCGAATCCCGCACTATTGCCGAGCGGGTGATGGAGTGGCAGGTGTTTGAGTTCAACGGGCGGCTCTGGCTTACCGACCCAACCCAGCGGCCTACGTGGCTGTGGGATTGCGCTATCCCCGACTGGCCGCACGATCCGGCAGCCGCCGCGATGGCGTTGGCGGCTTGGGTAAGCGAAGGCGGGCGCCGCTACGATGGCGGCTACGACATGATGGCGCGGCGCTACACGATAGTCCTTTATCACCAGAGTGACGGGCGCTATCCGGTGGAGGGCGTTGGTAAAACGTGGTCCGAGGCCGTGATGCTGGCGGTGTTGGCGGCGGTGGAGGGGAAATGAGGGAAGCATACATTGCTGCGAATCAGCCGCGGCGCGGCGACATCTGGAAGACGAAGGTATTGCGGCGGCTAGTGCTTGGCAAGCGCCACGGCGTTGTCGTTGTAGAAACCAGCGGTGGCGGGCGACAAACCGCCGTCGAGTATATGGAACTTCACTGCTTTAGCCGCTGGGCGATGGGCGCGGAGATGATGCGGGGTGTTAAGTGAGGCGTGCCGGGCGCATCGACGCCAATCAAAACGCCGTCGTCGCCTATCTGCGCGGCCTGGGCATGTCCGTCTGCATCCTCTCGCCTATGGGCAAGGGAATCCCCGACCTGCTGGTAGGCTGGCGCGGGCTGAACGTACTGCTGGAGCTGAAGGACGGTAGCAAACCGCCATCGGCGCAGGAGCTCACCTGCGACGAGCGGGACTGGCACGCAAAATGGGCCGGGCAGATCGCAACGGTCAATTCAGCCGAGGACGCGGCGCGGGTGGTGATTGCCGAGTGGGTGCGGCTGTGGCCATGACCATTCTCGACCAACTCAAGCGCGCTGGCGCCGTGCTGGTGCGGCAGAAGAATCACCAGGTGTGGCGGCTACCGAACGGGCGGCGCTACGTGATGGCGACAACGCCTAGTGATGGGCGGGCGGGTAGGAATCAGGCGGCCGTGCTGAAGCGGCTGATGCGGGCGAAGTAGATGGGGCCGCTATGCCGACGCGGCCGGAAAGAGGGAGCAATGATTGGGAAACGGTTATTTGACCGGGTAATGTGCGCGGAGTCTTTTTCTCCGTTGTACACGCGAAACCAAGCGCTAAACGTCACAGGTAAAGAGGTCGCGCAGGTCTGGAAAGATAACATGCGCAAGGCTCAAGTCTTTGAGATCACGCCAACTGCCGAGTATTTCTACGCAGGAACAGATCAAGAGCAGTGGGATGTTTTCCATGACTTCCCTTCGTTGCTGCCACCTTATGACAGCCTTTGGATGGAATACACGCCTCCGCCAACCTTGAGAAGCAATGGGGCGATCAAGCCGTTCAACACGGCTGGATTGCAGTGGAAGACCGGAATATCTATCCAAACGTCAGAACCACGCAAGGGGCACCCATTACATCCCGATGTGGAGTTCCGGGCGCAAATGATGCAGGTGTTTTACGAGCAACAAGGGCGGTTACTCGGCCCATCTATGCACGCCTGCTGGATGATCGACGGCACTGGGAGGGCATTCAGCTTGTCTGGCGCTGGGGAAAACATTCTGTTTACGGCAATGGGAGCGGCGCAGACCGAGGAGACCATTCAACAGCAGCAAGGCTACATGACAGCGGGCTACCCGGCTCTCTTGGCTATCTCGTTTTTGAACTGCCGAAACACCATCGTCGTGGATCATCAGCCTGATAAAAAATTCTCCAAGGCGCATCAGAAGCGACATGGGCAGCCGCTAACCAAGTTCAAAACGCTGGAAATCTCCCAGGTTAAAAAGATTCTGAATGAGACGGCGATAAACGGAGCCTCAGACTTGAAACACGCGCTACACCTCTGCCGTGGTCATTTCAAGAATTACAACGAGAGGCCCTTATTCGGCAGGCACAAAGGCATGTTTTGGTGGGGGCCGACGATTCGCGGCACTGGTCCGAACGCGGTTCTCAAGGATTACATCGTCAAAGGAGGCATATAATGGCACGCGCCCGTAACATCAAGCCAGGATTTTTCGAGAGCGACGACCCGGCAAAAGTCGGCTATCCGCAGCGCCTACTGTGGATCGCCATGTGGACGCTGGCAGACAAAGAAGGCCGCCTGGAGTACCGCCCGACGCGGCTCAAAAAGTACGCCTTTGGCTTCGATCCGGCGACAGTGGAAGACGTCGCGCAGTGGGTTCACGACCTCCACGACGCCGGGCTGATCGTCCTTTATCCTGTCGGTTCGGTCGAGGTGATCCAGTGCGTCAACTTCCTGAAACACCAGCGGCCGCATTATAAGGACCCGGAAAGCGAGTTTCCGCCGCCATCAGGCCAAATCAATGATAGGCCAATGATAGAGCAAAATCCCAGGATTCCCCAGGATTTGCCTCTATCATACGTCAATGATAGGCCGATTCCCCAAAGTTCCCCAGGATTCCCCAGGATTCCCCAGGATTTGGGCCTATCATCGACCGATGATAAGCCGATCATAGACGATTTCCCCAAAGTTCCCCAGGATTTGCCTCTATCATTGGCCGATGATAGACGATTTCCCCAAAGTTCCCTAGGAATTGCCTCTATGATAGGGGGGGTTCCCGGTATGAATGTGGAATGTAGAATGTTGAATGTGGAAGGGGGAAGGGGGAATGGCGCGCTGACGCCCGCCCCGCCCCCGCCGCAGCAACTACACATCGACGATAGCGGGCCAGACCCCGACGAACTTTTCCAGACGGCGGCGAAGTTCGCATGTGAGCACCTGCCGGCGGGTGGCGATGTCGGCATGACCGCGGCGGCGATGCGTATGCAGTTCCAGAACTCTGGCCCGAAATACGACTGGAGCGCGGCGGCATTCTGCCTTGCTTATACGGCAGCCGTGCGGAAGTGGCGCATCGCCTACGACACCAACGCCGATCTGAAGCCGAAAGAGGCGCAATGGTGGACAAGGGACGGCAAACATGACCAAATACCATCGGCACCACGGGCGCCGCGAAGGTTTGGGCCGGTGGACTTGAAGGCCGGGCTGGAGGTGGACGATGAGCTGTAACCGCGGCACGGCCACTGCCCAGCTCAACCGCATGTCGAATCTCCAGGGGTTCGGCTTCATGGCGCCGGAGACGTTCACCTCGCTCATTGACGTTCTCGCCAGCCATTCCGACGACGCGGCGCACGCTCGGGCGGCGGTGGATCTCATATTGGGCCGCAAATCGCTTCCAACGGGGCCGCAAGACATCGCGGACGCGCTGAACGAGGCGAAGCATGGGCAGCCGGTCAACGAGGCACCTCGGGCAAATACGGGAGGGTGCGGGCGGGTGATCGAAGGGCTGACGTATTGGGACTACGATCCCAACTCGCCCGGGCTTGAAAAGATCCACCACCCGGCACGATGCGCAGGTGGAGAAATCCGCGTCACGAAGTGGGTACGCGTTCAGGGCATGGTGGACGAGCATGGCAACCAGCTCAAGCAGCCGTACCACTTCCGCGGGAAATGTCGCTGCGCTGGGGGCACGCTATGAGCGAAGAGGACGAAGAGTTGCTGTACGCTCGGTTGACGACAATGCGTAGGGAAATAAAGGAGTTACGACGACACAGCAATCTGATGCAACGCATCTTAGCGGACCAATCGGCGACGATGGCTGCGCTGTGGGAAGCGCTACGGGTTGCGACGGCGAAGAAAATATTCCACGTGAGGCTTGACACTGTAAAAAAAAAATAGCGTAATGGGAATAAGCCGTAAGGCTCCCCCGGTGGGGACAATCACCGCCAGCCCTCACGGGCTCCCAATCGAGGAGATGCGCTTGGACACCTTGAAACTGGCCGGACCGACTGTGATTTGTGAAAACGCAAGCGGTAAGCGGCGAGCTATCAGCCTTGCAACCTTGCGCATCCTTAAAACCGCTGGCCGCGTGGCGCGGTTGATTCAGCGCCGCAAAGATAAAGCGGTGACGCGGGTTTTTCTGCTAGCCGAGCCAAACGAGATCGCCACGCGGATCACTGCGCAAGCCACGGTCGTGAAGGTCTTCCCGAATACCTACACCCACCGCTCTTCGCTGATGGCTGGGCTGTGATGGAAGACGAAGTCGAGCGTTACGCGCAAAGCCTGATCGACGGCACTGACTACGCGAAGCAAAAGGACCATGAGGCACGTGTTCGCATGGTGGCGAAGTATTACGGCGTCAGCGTGAACGACATGCACGCTATCGAGAACGCCCTGATGCTTCCCATTCGTGGCTTGATTCAAGAGGCCGTCGCAAAAAATGCCGAGGAGATCGCAAGGGCGTTCGTTTGCTTATGCCAACCTCCCCGCCCCGATGGTGCGCACGCTGCAGAGAAGCCCACACCGGCGTATGCCCACAACGACAACCACGGGTAGACTACAGGCCCGATGCTACACGGCGTGGGTACGATAGCCGGTGGCAGAAGATTAGGGCAATCAAGCGGGCGCGTGATCCACTTTGCGAGTGGTGCAAGGAAGCGGGAATTGTTCGGTTGGCTGATCTAGTGGATCACTACATCCCGCTGGCTGCTGGCGGAACGCATGATGATGAGAACCTAGTATCAATGTGCGGGTCGTGCCATGGCGTGAAGACTGAGCAGGATAAGGCTAAGTACCTTTGTTATCAACAGGCTAGGGCGGGGGTGTCTAAATCTTAGACACTTTTCCGCCAACACCGCGCGTTGGCACACGCGCGAGTTTTTTCCACATTTTCGATTTTGAGTTATCAATATGGGAGCAAGGGGCCTTAATCGCCAACCAGATTCGCGACGCGGAGCCATTGAAAACGGCGGCGTCATCCCTGAGCCGATT